TATTTAATGATTGACCAACACCATCTTGCAATAGGGTCATTGTACCTGCAATCAATGCATTATCAGTTCCTAAATGTGTTAACGATTGATAAGATTGTGAAATGTATAAATTACTTAAACTTCCCATTTATTTTTTTTATTTTATATTTTAATCATATTGCCACTTTCTAAAAGCTACTGCTGAACCACTCGACCAGTTTTGTGGAGTTGTTCCCCATATTTGAGGGTTAATCCATAACTCACAATATTCACAAGTTCCATAATCTGCATATGGCAAATATAAAACAGGCAAATTTACGAAGTCATAATCGTCCTCACCTTCAAATTCTCTTATAACTGTATAACAATTCAAATCAAAATAAGTAGTAATGTCATATTGTGAACTTGGAAACCATCGACTAGAAAATACTTGTCCTATGGTGACGGGTTCATCTATCACAGCCTTATAAAGTTCTCCCGTATTACATTGCTCAATTATGTATCCACTCCCAGAGGGGTTAACTAAAAAAAAAAGACAGCGATTTTTGTCGTTGTGAGTAGTTAGAGTGAATGTTGCACTCCATCCGGCGAGTCCATTATTAAACCTATCGTAGAATGGTTGACAATTAATTTCTCCGTTTATCTCAAAACCGGCAACTCCTCTTTGCGTATATGCTGTTAAGTCATTTAAGACTGCTAATGTGTTTGCATGAATATCTACAACATCGTCAGTGCCATAGAAAGCAATCGCTTGTTTGTTTGCACTACCAGATGATTCGTTATTCTTTTCTTTAACTTTATCTGCTACAATTAACTGAACTGTAAACTCAGTAGTATTTACATTGAATACACTATCGGTAATGTTTATGTTACCTAAAGGATATGATGGATACTCTTTTGTATCTATATCACTCAAGTCACCCTGTGTTACAACTTCGATTGTAGGGTGATTGTTCATAATTGTTTTAAAGTAATTAAGAACATTGTAATATAGAGTATAGTTTACTCCTGTGTTATGAACGATTTGTTGACTCATAGTTATTATAATTGAATACCACCAAAATATTGATTCGATTGGTCAGGGTAGATTTGTGTTTGATTGCCTACTGATTCTAAGTATTGAGGTATATTGTTAGAATATGCAATTAAGTAATTCTGCAATCTCAATGCGTAATAGTCAGCATTTGTTTGAGCAATTTGTTTTAGATAATCAACTTCTGTTTTAGAAGGTGCTACACCCTGGTCACTTTGTTGTTTAACTGCACCATTAGATTTGAATTGAATGTTACTAAATGGAATATACTCAACACATGAATACCATATTAAAGTATTTTTAATATAGTCATCTAAAAGGTCTTGATAATAGATTGATAAAGATGATACGGTATCAGCAGTGATTCTGTCTTGTAAGAAATCAAATAAGACAGTTCCTAAAAGATTCTTTAAGTACTTATCTTGTGAAACTCTTACAAACGGCAATAAAGCATCTGCGTCTATTGCACCCTGTAAAGGTGTGTTCTTAATGATATCGTTTCTTGTAATAAAAAGTGCGTATGACATATTATTTAATTATTTCGTATTCTTTTGAAAAGTGTGCAGGTCTTGTAAATGTCTCTGGCTTTTCGGTTGGTAATGGTTCTTCTTGTGTTTGGTCTGCGGCATCTTCGGTTGTTGCAGGATTCTCCATAGACTTATTTGTTTCATCTTCAACTTGCTCAACTGATTTACCAGTTTCTTCTGCTTGCTGAGAAAGAATTACTAATGGAGTTAATTGTTCAAAGTATAATTCACTTGCATCAAATCCACCTTGTGTCAATGCCATATCCAATGCATTTAATATTACATTTTGGAATGGAGAGATTGTCATTGTTTGCATGATACTAAATGCAGTTTTCATTTCTTCTGATTGAGAACTAAATCCATTTTGTTCAGTTCTAATACCAAACAATAAAGGTGAAGTTACTCTATGTGCAACTAATATTCTATCTTGTACATACTTTGCAACATAGTCATACTTCTCATGTAAGTTGTCAATATTGATTACATCGATTGTAGGTTTAGTTGCAGGGTCATCGTTGAATGATAACATAAATCTACCTGCGTTATCCGTACCTGTAAACTTAGCTTGTAGTAAGTCTTCGATAGTTTGTCTTTCTTCAGGTGCAGGAACTCCATTGTTGAAGTTTATCATCACCGCTGGTAAGAAACCATTAACGATATTATTAAAGTGTAAATTACTAATCTCTCCGTCAGCAACTGCTAATTGTAAAGCAGATACCCAATCAGGCAATGAGTAGTAATATAAACCAGGACAATAATTCTTAATATAAAGTATTTCTACTTTCTCATTAGATGTGCCAAAAGCAGGTAATTTCTTTTTATCTCTTATCTTTCTTTGGTCACTCCAATCAGTACAGTAATAGTAATTCTCTATCTTTGGAGAACTACCTAACTTTTCTGCTCTTAATAATTGAACAGGTACATGATACATCTTTTTAATCTTACTATGGTCATCATTCCAATATACTTGAAAGGCTGCATTACCAAATAACTTTAAGTCAAATGCAACTCTCTTTGTTTCTTCCTGTGGAATTAACTTCTGTAATACTTCGTTAAATGTTTGGTCTTTGGAATATAATCCTTTACCGAAAATTAAATCTGATATACCTTCGATTGCAGCTGCATTAGATGTACTAACATTGAATGCATTAATAACTGCTTCAAAGAAATCGTCTTGTCCATAAACACCAAATGGTACAAATGGATAACGTGACTTTGTATCTTCAGATATTATTGGTAGCTGATTATTGTTTACATTTACGATTGAAAGTTTTGTCGTTTGTTTCATATTAATTCATTATGATATACTTGTTCTCTGTTACATTAGAGATGTATTGTCTATTTTTAGTTTCGTATATTGATTTTTCTACTGATTGAGATGCATATACTTGTATTGTACCATGCCATATAGGGTCAATGCTTCCACTATTTAATAGTTGTGCTCTGTATTCTTCACCAACCATTGTACCCGATATATTAAGTGAGAAAGATACATAACTCTCATATGGTAAGTAAGTTAAACCTGTAACACTTCCAGTAGTATTATCTTGTGTAGTCATGTTCTGCAATGCAAGAGTAAAGTTTGAACTTGCCGTAGGTTCGGTTCTAAAACAATATTGATTGGATTGAGATATAAAATATGCTAGCATTATCTTGTCGTTATCTAATAATAACATTAGTTTTAGTGGAAATAGTTAAATAAAAAAACCCCTACATCTCTGTAAGGGTTTAATATTTTAAAATGATATACTGATTAACTTCCGTAAACTACTGTATAGTTTGAAGTTAAACCACCCAATGCATTTGTTGTTGTAGAGCCTGATAAGAATGCTGCTGGTAATTGTTCTTGTCCAGTTAGAGTTACTGAATAACCATAAAGGTCACCCATAGCTGCACCTGTTTGAATTGTACCCGCAGTTACATCTGCTCCTTCTCTTTCACCAACTAACAAAGCTTGTCCGTTCATTGTCCAAACGATAACTTGAGGTCTACCATAAGCCATAAGCTTTAATTGAGTAGTCATTTCGTTTGTCAATTTCTTCAAATTCAATACTAATTCTTGTGAAAAGAATGTAGTACCATTTTCTCTTGAAGAGTTAACGGTTTCAGTATACGCACTTGTTCCTTTTAATTCGTAGTAGTACAATGTAGAACCTGACGGTACTGCAGTTACTTCTCCGTTTACATTCTTAGTGAAAGAACCAGTTGTGTAATTGATAAAGTATACACCAGCGATACCGCCGATACTCTCTTTACACACTTCATTTCTTCCAGCTGATAAATTACAAGACATATCTGTTAAGTTTTAATTTGTTATTAAAAAGGGTGAGTGTTGTACCCACCCTTTAATTCTTTTTTTTTATTAGTAAGTTACTATGCGTATGCTCCGTAGTATACGATGTCTTGACCAACTCCGAATTGAACACCAGCAGTGTATCTCATGATGATTCTATAATTTTGAGAACCATCGATATTTGCCATATCCAATACTCTTGTTTCATTGTAGTCAGATAATAAACCTGTACCGAAGAACAAGTTAGACTTCTGAGCTGCAACGATTTTGTTAGTACCCATACCTGGACACATTACTAATTCAATACCATTGAAGTTCATTGGTTTTTCACCTACATTCAATTGGTTGTTGAATCCGTTTGCACCTAAACCAGAAGCACCACCACCAGCTAATGCTGATTGGTAATCTCTAGCTACATCAGTAGAAACATAGATTAATAAATCAGGCTTACCGAATACAGTCTTAGGGATTGTTTGGTAAACTGCGTCTAATACAGAGATAACATTTGTAGATGTTATACTACCAGAGATGATAGCACCTGTACCATTTGTTTTTGCAGGTAATACTGCTGTTGCTCCACCTGCTGCGATTGATGCAGAGAATGCTGTTTGGAAACCTAAGAAAGAACCATTTGTGTTAGTTCCTGTCCAGATTGCTTCCTCAGTTGCTTCTGCAACTTTACCACCAACATAAGAGATTAAGAAATCGTTGAATGACTTAGGGATTTCATCAAATGCAGAGAATCCTAATTGTAAAGCCTCCCAAGAAGCTACGAACTCTTGCTTACATAATTCTAAGTTAACTTGTAATTCTTTCGGAGTCAATACTTGCTCAGAAATAGATACACTACCAGAAGTTACGAAATCACAAGAAGCATCTTGTACGATACCAGATACATCTAATTTTTGGATTACAGATTTGTACTTCACGTTAGGCATGATAGTTACATATTTCTTATCCAAAGTGTTTGCACTTAACAACGCTGCTGCGATGTAACCTGCTGCTGCTTCTCCTGAATAGGTAGTTGCAGTGATTGTAGGCAATGCGAAATTTTGTTTTGCTTTCATTTTTTTAATTTAAATGATTGTTAATAATTTTTATTTATAAAGTTTAGATAAGAAAGAAGATTGTGAGTCTACTACTTTCTTACCATAGTTTTTTCTATTTTCTGCTGAGAATTTGAAACCTTCTTCAATCGGAGCACCATCTAATTTTGGTAACTCTTCATCTTCATCAGGCTCTGCAGCCATTGCTACTTCTTCGTTAACTGTTTGGTCAACAGGAGGCATCATAGCTTCTTCCATCTTCATCATTTTCTTTTCCATCTCTTCGATTCTGTAAGCCATATCTTCTAACTTCTTACCTAATTCGATTTCGATTTCTTTTTCATCTTCCTTAGTTGCATCTTCTGGTAAAGTTTCTACTTCTTCGGTTTCTTCTTCCATCTTTAAAGTACCATCTTTTACTTGGTTCTTTTGGTCAGGCACTTCGTTTACTTTTTGTAAGTCACCAGATGCTTGTGGAATTTCTTCTACTGGAACTACATCTAAATCTTCTGCAGCCATTTCAACATTTTCTCTTTCAACGATTTTACCATCTTCAGTTTTTACTTTCATCATGTTTTCGTTGCCTTCTTCGTCTTTCAACATTAAGTCGTGAGTTCCGTTTGGTGCTGGAGTTTTAGTTCCATCTTCTGATACTACGAATAGGTCTTCACCTACATCGAATGTTGCAGATTCAACAATTGTTCCGTCTGCTAGTTTTGCATAAGTTAATACTACTTCATCCTTAGACAAAAGTGATAATATCTTATTTAATACAGTTTTTGAGTTCATATCTATTGTGTTTATACCTTATATAACAAAGGTGTTTAAAAAAATCGTTATTTTTATATTATGTAAAGAATCTTTGTGAGAATACTTTATATGTTTGTCTAATTTGTTTTGGTGTTAAAATAAATGGGTATTGCAAGAATGCCATTATTTTTACGCTAGAAACATTACTTGCTATACTAAACTTAGTGGTTTGTGTACCACTTGTTGTTCTAGTTATATTTGTAGTATCACTAATTACTGGTTGA